CGTAGCCCGCGCTTCCTCTAGCCATTTGATCTTTTCTGCCTTGAACATATCATTTACTGTGCGTGCCATGTTTATTCTCCTTTCTAGATATATAGACCTTGTAGGCGCTGCAATGATTTTGCTGTTGGGTCGCTGTAAAGCAGGTCACCCTTTCCGGTAAGAGACTCAGCACCTACCTCGTCCAGGATGATCTTACTGTTGAGCGAGTTTGTGACGCTAAAAGCAATCTTGGTTGGTATATTCGCTTTGATGAGCCCTGTTACAACGTCCGCTGATGGGCGCTGCGTAGCTAGGATGAGATGTATACCAACTGCTCGTGCTTTCTGCGCTAGCCTGATTATAGACTCTTCGGCAGAAGGTGGGGTATTATCGTTCACACGCTTCACAGCAGACTTGAGCGCAGCCTTAGTAAGGTTGCCGCCTGTGAGTGTCACCTCGTCCAGGATGGCGTCCTTGAGCATGTCGTAGTCGATGTTAGAGAGTGGGTTTTTCTTGCCCGTCATCATCAGGTCGGCAAACTCATCTACTACTACTACGATACGGGGCATTTTGCCTTCATAGTCCGCAATATCTCGCACTCGCTGTTTGCGCAGTTCCTTGTACCGTCGCCCCATTTCCTCTACGAGCCAGTGGAACTTTTCCGATGCATCTTTAGGGTTAGTGATAATATCACCATCCAGGTGCTCATCACCTTCATACATAGCAAGTTCAACCTCTTTAGGGTCAATAAGCACAAGCTTCATCTGATCTGGTGTGAGCTGCTTTGTAAGACAGTCTAGGATCACATTGATCATAACAGACTTACCTGCGCCTGTCTGGCCGGCGATAAGGAGGTGGGGTGTCTTTACAACGTCACAGTAGTGCACTTTACCGAAGGCGTCCATGCCGATAGGGAATTTAAACGTGCCAGGGTTAAGGTACTCATCTGTAAGAGGAATAACTTTACGGTCTTTGTTTGGTATTTCGATACCTACAAGGTTTGTACCTGCAATAGGGGCTTCGATACGTACAGACTCGCTCTCGAGGGCGATAGCAAGGTCGCTAGCCTTATCTGCGATGCGCTTCATACTCACGCCACGGTTCGGCTGCATCGTGTACTTGATCACTTGTGGCCCGACGTATGTCTCACCCATCTTACCACCAATACCAAACTCGATAAGCTTACGGAGGATTTTCTCCTCATCTGTACCTGTTCCGTCATCAATGACAACGTTTTGCTGTTCGAAAGTATCAGCCACTCGTACTTGTCGTTTTATTTTGGCGGCGTCAAAGCCTTCTTGCTGGTTAGCGATAATATCCATACTGTTCGCGCCGTTCATCCTATCGTTCATGTTAGGGAAGAACTTCGACCGGTCATCGTTCACATACTCAAATACATTTGTGATGATTTTCTTTGCGATAGGTGCGAAAGCAAGGACAGATTGGCGATCAAAAGCAACGTCACGACATTGTGGCGAACCATCTCGATTGATCGTTTTCTTTATTTCTTTAAATACTACCTCTGTTACTTCCTGATTATATTCCGCTTCTGCTAATACGAGGTAGATATATGCCTGCATAAGGTACTTGTAGCTCTCCTCGTCGTCTGGGCTGTAAGCTGTAACCGTTTTGTAGTCGATGAGTCGCAGGCCGTTATCGCGCACCACCATGTCAATCACACCTACCATTGGTACGTTAGCGATACTAGCCTCAAGACGCTTCTCAACGTCCACCACTTCGTCGTAGTGAGGCGCTTCCTCAAAGTATTTGTTCACAAGTCGGGTGTAGTCTTGCATCATTTTCTCACGGCTACCTGTCTTGCCAAAGTCAATCTCAGAGTCGCTTACGTAGCTCATCTCCTCTAGGCCGGCCTCAATGGCAGCCTGTACGTTGCCACCATCCTTGTCGTAGAAGGTCTCCATGGCCTTGTGAAAGCTCGTACCTACTACTAGCGATGGTGTTTTGGGGTTGTCATAGATCTTTGCTATGTAGCGCTTCTGAAACTCAACTTGGTTATTCAAGAACGTTACAATCGCTGAGTAAGACAGGTGATCGACTCTACTCATCGTCACTCTCCTCTCCATTATTAGCGTTAGCGGTTAATTCCTCCTCTACGTAGATGCCTGCAATGTCAAAGCCTGCACGTAGAGCGTTTGCCTCAGCACACTTGGTAAGCATCACGATAGGCATTGTTCTCCAGTTGCTCATTGGTTGGCCTTCGCGGTTAGTGCGTACAAACTCATCGTAGTAGGCTGTGTAGCGTGTTACCTCGATTGGTGTGCTCGTGTTGTCCCAGCGACCAAACACAGGGACTGTGACACTCAAGAGCTTATCGCCATCTTTCTTAACTTCTGCTGCGCCCGTGTGAGTGTACACGCCACCCTTCCGTGCCAACTTACGCAAGCCGTGGATACTCACGATTGGCATAAGCTCCTCGCCTCGTCGGTTCGAGTCCCAGATATATGTAGCGTAAATCTCCTTTTTAAACGGGTTTAGGCCGTATTGGTTAGCGATAGCCATAAATACTCGCAAGTCACCGATTGGACGCATCTCGCCCGTCTTGGTGAGGCCTAGGACGCTTTTGTGCAGGGTAGCGATCAGGCTGAGTGTCTGCTTCTCATTCTCAGCGTTGCTGATCATTCCCTTAGCGAGTGGAACGACAGGCTCGTACTGATTTTTCAGCGCAAGCTGCATAGCCCTCTTTTCGTCACGTTTTGTTATTTCTTGTTGTGTCATGCAAATTCTCCTCTCTTTGCTTATGTTTCTATTGTAGCTCATATGACAAGCAAAAGCAAGAGGTTTTTGGGGGATTCTACAGAAAGTCTATAGGGCCATCCGTGGCCCGCGTATAGGGCCATTTTGTCCACTAGATAGTGCTCTATAGGGCCATTTTGTCCATTTATAGGGCCATCCGTGGCCCACATAAGTAAGATACAAGTAGATCATTATTTAAAGTTTATCAATAAGTTCTCTCGCAAAAATCGATTTTACACAAAACATCCT